AATGCATTACACACTGTGGATGAAATAGCAGTGCCGGTAACTACTGGCTGACCAGTGCTGTTGATGTTAAATGTGCCGCTGCCGTTGTAACTCATTTAATATTCCTCATTTTAAAAAGGCAAATTCTGCTGAGTTGCTGAAGCGCCGCCGGCAGCTCCCGCACCCAATTGTCCCGCTACATTTAATTGTTTTTGTGATGTTTTGGCTTTTTCCAGCATTGCAGCCAGGTATCGAGGATCTTGCAATAGTCTAGCAAGAATTTTGGCGCTTTCATCTCCTGATCTTGCCAAAGCTGTACTAACTAAATCACCAGCAACATTTGCGGCAATACCACCAACAGGACCGCCCGCTATTGCACCAGCACCAGTTTTCATTAATTGACTAGCTAAACCTTGTTGATATTTGTTAGAGGCTTGATATTGAGCTGTTCCTGGGCCGCCAGTTGCCCTTGCATTCATTGCGCTGGCTGTTCTGTATAAATCGTCTTTCAATGCTTCAATCAAAGCTCTATTTTCTGGTGTTAATTGATCTATAGTTTTAGCACCAAAATCTTTAAGAGCATATTTATTTACTGCTCTGCTTAATGTTTGTTCGCCAGTTTTACCACTTAAAGATAGTGGAACTCGGCCTTGCGCCAAGTTTACTGTCATATCATCTATGGCATTTTGCAAAGCGTTTTTGCTTGAAACTTCTTTGCTTAAATCTTTATATTTTTCTAAATAATCAGACCATTTTCCGCCGGATAAAGAATTCAAAATTTCATCAATTTGTGAAACTACATTCTTAGTTTTTGTCCGAGTAACTGCTGCCGCCGCTCCAATTTCATCATTAGCGCCAGATTTAATCTGTCCGGTAAGAACTTTACGAATTGTGTAAAGTTGTTGCGGTGTTGTTCCTTGCGGATTGAATAGTTGTTCTTCTAAATAAGGGACAAGTTTTTGAATATTAGGATTTGCTCTTTGTTCTCCAGTTTTTAAATCATTAAGTGTTTTCATCATTTTGTCACTCAATGGCGATACGAAAGATGTATCGGGATTGGTAACGGCATCTCTGAATGCACCTTCTCGCATTGGTCCGGTAACGCGATCTCGCTCAATTTCTAACGCTTTTCGTTCTGTCGCTGTTCCAGCGGCTTTGATTAAAGCATTGTATCTAGCTGTTTCGTTTAAAGCGTCAAAAGGCATCCACATCTGCCCTTGCCCGGTCCTTGACCCGGTTTCCAACGTTTGCAAACGTGGGTCTTTTGTAATTACTGCGGCACTTCCGCTTACGCCTGGCACCGGAGAATATTCGCCTTTTAATGCTTTTATAAGTGCATCCGAATCATTGCCAAATTCACGTAACAATACCTCGCCTTGAACTTGAGGAGCTCTAACTCCACCCATTCCCTGCGGTAATGCTCTCTGGCTAACCGCACCAACCCCCGGCATGATACCGGCAAGAGCTCCATACGTCGCTGCTTGTAACCTATCCTCCGGTGATGTCAGCGCCTGCGTTGCTGCGCTTGTCGCAGATACATCTGCCATCTGAGCAGGGCGACGTATCATGCCTCTGCCGCCGGTTGCCATGCTAATACCGCGAGTTGGCAATACGGCATAAGAACCAATATCACCTAAAATACCACCCAACGAACTCATTGGAGTTGCGTTGCGAATCATTTTTACATCTTCTATTTCTTGTGGCGTTCCTCCTTGGCTTGGAGGCAAAGTAGGTGCGCTATAACGCCCCGTGGGTATTGGTGATGGTCCCATGGTTGGAGATGGCAAATTACCAAGTCCTTGCATCATTCTTACAGGTGATGTTGAGGCGCCCAACACCGCCTGTTTAAATTTTGATTCTTTTCCAACTTCTTGGCTTACCAATTCCTGCGTTGTAGGCGCCCGCATTGGGCCGCCTGATTGCTGCAATATAATTCTAGATGTTTCGTATAGTTCTTTTATTACGCTTAAATTAGGTTCAGGTTTTGCTGCTTCTATTTCGATAGCCCGTTCAATATTCCTAATTGAAGGTGCTGCAACAATTGGGGTTTCAGCCATTATGGTTTTTCTCCCGTTGCTCTATCGAGCGCAGCTTGAGCCGGTGGTGACAATTTTAATTGTTGTCCTGTTTTTGAGGTAGGCGCATCAACGCGCCAAAAATCAATGTTTGGAATACCGGCTTTTTCTGCACGTTTTCTAATATCTTCGTGTTGTTCTATTGCCCGTTTATCTTGCTTTTCAAACAAGGTAAACAACCGTTTGTATTCTGGCACAGTCAAAGACTCTGGCGCTGATTTGGCTTTAATTAACAGTGCGCCTTCTCCCTCAGTTATGGTTCCCTGCCCTTTTAATGCGCCACGCGATGACAAACTTAATTCAGACAAACCAGTAATTAATTGACGAGTATTTGCCAAAGTTTCTTCGTTTTCAACGCCATACATTTTATTGGCCACTTGCGATAAAAACATTTGTCCAGTTGCGCCTGGACCAGTAATCAAAGGCAAATCAAGGATCGGCCTAATCTCTTGAACTTGCCTCATACGTTCTTCAGAGGATTGCGCGGTTACAAATGAACTTTCTAGTTTGTCTGTAATTGCTTTCACTGATCCAGTGGCAGCAGCTTTTTGCGCTTCTTGTTGCACCGGATTTGAAACACCAAAACCGGAAGTGGCACCAGCTTTCGGCACAGTGATATTAAAAAGCTGGCCGCTTTGATCAAGTCTCCGACCAGTTTGGATTGCCGTTGCGTCGTTTGGAGCCGTTAGATTTAACGCACCGGGCTGTTGAGGCGCGCCGCCGCCCATAATTCTTGCGGCTTCCGCTTTGCTCATTTTTTTAATAATTGTAGTTCCATCTGGCTGTGTTATTGGAACATCAATAAAATCAAATTGAGCTTTTGCTCCTTCAGTTGCCCCAGTTACAGCGCCTTGTCCGGCAGCATATCCGGGGGCCAAAGAAAGCGCACCGTCAGCACCACGCCTCCAGATGCCGCCCTGTGTTGCTGTATCAGTTAGTGCAAAGTTCCAAGCGTCTGATCCTTCTTTAACTCCGGCAGCGCGCAATTCCATAATCTTGTCGGTTGGTTTGTTTTGGTCTGTAAAATCTTTTGCCAGTTGTTCTGTATATTTTGCACCTGACGGGTCTAATTGCATCCAAACAGCCATAGGTTGACCACCGGCAGGGCCGCCGAATCTGATCATGGCTGCGGCCATCGGAGGATTGCCGGGCGCAGCATCAGGCGCACCGCCAGTTAGCATTGCCCCGCCTGACGGGGCTACAGGAGCAGCGCTCGGCGCATTACTTGCATTTCCTGCATTTATAAATGCTTGCATTTGGGCGTTTTTTTGCATTTGCTGCAACCCAAAAGCCTCATGCGCCGGATTCGGGCTTGTCATCAACAGCCGAGCCATTTCCTGCTGATTCGGCGCTACTGCCGCACGACCAGGTATTGTATATGCCGGTTGTACAATATTCCCTTCACCGGGCTGTCCTTCTGGAACCCTTGTCGGAGGCACAAGATCGGTAAGATCAGATCCACTAGGGACAAAACTTGATTCTGGAATATCTCTACCTGCAACCGCAGGAGTCCCCGCCCCAGCCTCAAACGCTTTCCGCAATATATCCGAAGATTCTGTTTTGTACCTTTCGCCAAGAGACTTTTCCTGTTCCCTTGCCCGCCCTTGAAAGTATGCCCCACCAAAGCCCTGTAAAGCCTTTGCCAGCCCCGCAGTAAATGGTGTGCGCGCCTCTATGCCTTTATAGCTGTAACGCTCTGTAGGCGCTTGTGACTGCGCTTGGAGCATCTCTGCCATGCGCTGCTGGTCAGCAATCTTAGCTAACTCTGCTTGGTAAGGACTGGGCAGGTTAAAGTTGTATAGTTTGTTTTCGGCCATTTGGAGCCTCTAAGACGGTGTGAAATTTTGTGAATTTGGGTCGTATTGCGTTGATTTATCAACAACCGGCGCACCACGATTTTGCATCATCATTTTCATAATGTCGTTCATGCCGCCACCGCCTGATTTGGGCGCACCCATCGGTCCGTTATACCTTTTGTAAGGTTGCGTCGGATCTTGCAGCAACGCGGCGAGCTGCATACGTTTTTCTTCAGGATTAAAATTGTAGGTTGAATTCATGTCAGCATCCCATAATCAACCATTTTGTATCCACTTGGATGCAGCATTACAGCCTCCGGCATTACGGCTTCAACTTCATCAGCCATCAATCCGCGCTCCCTGCGGTCAAAAATGTTGTATTCGTAAACTCCAATTCCAAGCGGGTGCGTTCCAATTCGATCAATATTAGACTTTAAACGACGGTCGGAAAAATACTTCATTCCAGCCAACCCGCCGGCAGTACCAAGCATCCCGTAAAGCCCCGCATTCTGAGCATTCGCATTTGCCGACTGGATACCGTACTGATCCATTGCAGCCTGCCCCTGCGCCATAGCGCCCTGCATGATCGGCGTCCCCGCCACGTTCGCTCCTTGATAGCCTTGAAACTGCGGCATCTGGATCTGCGAGCCACTCATTAAGCCAGCGATCTCGTTTAGCGGTTGATTCCGCAGCGCGAGCTGTTGTTGCAGGCTTTGTTGCTGTGCGGTATTGCCAAATTGACCGCGCTGCAAAAGCTGGTTGTATTGTTGATTTTGCGCGGCTAAAGCAGCTTGTTGTTGTTGCAATGCTGCTTGTTGGTTTTGACTAATAGCCTGGTTGCCAAGCTGCCGTTGCGTGACATTTTGACCAAAACCTTGCTGCTGGCCACCGAGTTGTGCTTGATATTGTGCTAGCGCGGCCTGTTGATTTTGACCAATAGCTGCATTTTGCGCGGCATTTGCGGTTTGGCCTTGACCAAAGTTTTGGCCAATCGCTTGATTACCAATTTGATTAGCTTGCACCGCCTGGCCAAAGCCCTGCGCGTTTGCCGCAGCATCTAAGCCAATACCTTGCAACGCCGCCTGCGAAAGCAGATCGTTCTTTTGCTGGTTTTGACTAATCATTGCGTTTTCGTAGGCTTCGCCACCCGGCACCAGACCTTGATTAATCAAACGCTGTCGGGTAGCGGCATCCGAATTTTCAAGTTGCGGCGCCAGCCGATTCATAATTGCTTGCTGGCCCGTCATGCCCGCATTAACAGGCATTGCTGCCACATTACTGGTATTCAGACCGCCCTGAGCATAACCATATTGACCAGCTTGTGGGCCAGCACCGGCCATGCCATAAACGCTCAATTCTGGCGCCGTAGGAGGTTGCCCTGAGTTTCCACTTGGCTGGTTAGATGGTTGTGGCCCCATTCCAGCAGCTCTGAGCGCAGCAAACCTAGCTGTAACTTCTGGATTTTGAAAATTATCATTACCAAGATTTCCACTAGCCTGACCATAGCTGCTTAAATTTGGCGTTTGCGGAATTTGTCCAGCATCGCCGACATTAGTTTGCAACCCAGGAAGGTTTGGATTAAATGCTTTTCGCAAAACAGTTTGAGCGGTTCCAATACCCTGCTCGCCAAGCCCCGCTAATGATCTTTGTACGCGCTGTTGTGCGTCCAGCGTGGCCTGCGAAGCAGGCGTCAATGTTTGGGTTACAGTCGGTTGGTCGTTTGCGTTAAAAGTAACAGTCTGCCCGCCAAGAGGACCGATGATATTCGGATTGTTTATGCGTCCCTGCAACCGGGCAGTTTCAACGTTTGCTGCGCCTTGTGCTGCAGCAGCACCTGCATAATCTGGCGCTGGTGGTGGTGACGGAGAGGACTTACCCATGATTAATCCTTTTGCTGTAGCGTTCATTTAAAAACCGGCAATCATCGCGGCGCAGCGTGTAAAAAACAATGTCCCCCGCTGGGCAACCTTCTTTGATTTTGCTTTCTTCTGTAAATCCCATGTTGGTTACCACTTTTGCGCTTTGTTCATTGTTGCTGTTGACCGGAACGATAATCTTTTCGACTTGGCAGATGTTGTATGGATAATCAAATATTGCCGCTAAATATGATGGAGTTAATTGCCCTTCAATTGCAATGTGACACCAGATAGATTGATGATTCCAATTTTCGTAAATGACGCCTGCGATAATCTCATCATTTCGTTTTAATCCTATTGCCGTTGCCCTGCCCTCAAAAAAGCCACCGTCAACACGTTTTGCAACCCAGTGGCCAACATCTGGCCCTGATACTATATTCCTGCCCATCCGGTCTGATATACAACGTCAGTAGATGCCCACTCAATTTGCAGCCCGCTGCTGGCGCTTTTAAGTTGAATAGATCCGCAGTAACCAATCCCGGTAATGCCTTGCCAATTATTTGTAATTTCTAAACTAGCTCCCCAAATAGCAGAATCCCAAGTGCCAACATCCCAACGCCCGTAAGATGAACTTGCTATAGATATTGATGCCGCAGTATCTTGAGTATCGAAATCTACATTCATTCCCACTAATATTGCAGGCGCGCCATTTGTAAAAATGCTTGGCCGAGCGCGAGTAAAATATTTTTTTACGCCGCGACTTTCAAAATAATTAAACGCTTGAAATGCGTTTGCAGATATATTTGATGTGCCATCAATATATCCATCATCCCACGCTTTACAAACCACTCCATTACCACCGAAATACGGATCGTCATTAAAAGTTTCCCAGCAGTTTGCATTCCAGCCGGTAAAGTTGCACCAGCTTTTGGTAATGTTGTTCATTACATACTGTTGTTGCTGTCCTTCGGCAATTGGAACATTAATCCATAATGCGTTATTTTTTGAAGAATACAATACTTCCCATCCAAAATTAGCACCGTAACTTGTCGTTGCCGCAGTAATTGCACCTTGTATTTTGTTAGACAATGCTACGCGAGGATCAAGCCGCGAGCTCTGCAACGCCGATGCTAACGGCAGTAATCCGTCTAAAGTAATTATCAATAGGTCGCCGGAATATTTCATCATGCACCGACTGCCTACAGGAGAACCAAGTTTCCAGACACCGGCCAATGCCCACGTAGCATCGCTTGCCGGATCAGTGCCGCGCCAAACTATGACCTCGCCGTTGCTCGTCACAAATACCAAGTTATCGTCGGCGCCGTAACCAGCATCTAGCGTCCAGGTATCCAGATCAACTAGTGTGCCGCCGTATTTGGCTATCTGGCTCATGTCCAGAACCTGCGCCGCGCCGCCTACAGCACCAGTCGGCAGATACCATGCCTTAAGCGTGTCTTTCTGGATAAACCAGACGCGGTTTTTAAACAGCGAGATATTGCTCAACGTCGTGGTTGTAACGCCGGTGATTGCAATTGTTGAAATGCCGGTAATGCTTGCCCACGTAGAATTATCGTATAGCAATGGAGCATCTACACCGTTTACGCAATAGAGATAACTGCCCGCAGCAGTGGTGACATTGATGTGTTCCCATTTTGCATTAGTTAAACCAGTCACCACTGCCGCGCCAACAGCACCTTGCGCTGTTACATCAAAAATAGATCCTACAGCCCAAGCAAAAAGTTTATCAGTAGTACCTGTTGAGTAATTAACTAACGTCTGCACTTGCCCAGTTATGCCAGTTGCCCAGTTATCAAAACCTCCGCGCAGAACAACATTATTTACAGACGGGAAAAAATTTGTTAATTGATAAGCGTCAATCGGTTCCATGTTTGCAATGGAATCTCTTGCATTCCAGCCACCAACTGGCGCCGGGAGAGATGCTACCCGCGCCGCATTGCCTTGCACCAGTTGGTTAATTTGGACCATAACCAGAATCAGGAATATTGTCGTAGCCAATCAAAACAGTGCCAGGCCGCGGTGCAAAACTCAGATTGGCAGCCGACATATCCAGCGCCATCGCCGCTTCAAGCTCATACATGTAATTGCGATACATCGCCGTAGTGTCAAAACCCTTTGCTTCGAAGTATTTTAACTTTGTCGACAGCACTATCAGCCGGTCAGGATAAATCGTCGTATCAGTGTCGACCGTAAAACTTGTTTTTATAGCCCCGGCAGCAGAATTAGCCCAGCCGTTAGACCGATACTCATATCCAAGATACTCGGCCGCCGAGGTGCCTGGCCAGATTTGAAAGTAAGATCCTAACAAACGCCAACGTATCCGCGGTCCGGTGCTGATGTAGCCAGAAAGCAACCATTCCCACTGCTGGGCGTCTTCAGGTCCAAGCATTTCCCAATGCTTTGATTTGTCCCACATGCTGCGCGGCACGAGAGCTTCGTAGTCGCTCGGCAGGTCATACTTCATTTTTTGGAAATAAGCCGTTGCAGCAGTGCCGCCTGCCGCGGCAAAGTCTTGATCGACAGTGACCTGCGTTTCGCTGTCAACAGACGATATAAACGTGTTCTGGTTAATCCCAGACCCCTGCACTTGGTAAGTTGTGTCTAGTCCAGTTGTTGACGGGATGCCGGTAATCGTCCTGGCTGCCGTAGTCCAGTTGCCGGTTGTGGTCAGGTATTCAGTATAAAAAGCCTTTTGCTTAGTCATCGCGCGCCAGTTGTGCCGACGCAGCAGCTCGTAGCCCGTCGCGTTCATTAGCGCAAGAATTTGCGTTACATCTTGATTGGTATTGCCAGCGACATACACCGGCGCCGAGACACCTAGTTCGTTTGTGACTTGCTGCAATAACTGGAGCATTGTGCTGCTCATATTTACGCCTCTTTGCGCGGCCTGCCGGGTTTTCTAGTTTCCATCAGCATCGCCATCTGTTCTTTGAGCTCGTTCAGCTCGCGGCGCGTGGTTTCCAGTTCGGTGGTATTCGCGGATTGGTTTTTCCTTGTCAGATAGGCGCGGGCTCGTTCTCTCAATCCAGCACCACCCATGCCGATCCGTTGCAGTTGGCTGTCGGATGCTGTTGCTACTTGCTCCACGGTCTGGAATTTGAGGATTTGGAGTTCGGCCATTTGATGTGCGTTAAATCCTTCGTCATCGTCTTTGTTCCATTGCTCCAGCATCGTTCCGATTACCGGACCATCGCCTTGTTGCATTTGGAAATACAGCCATTGACGCGGAAACCGTTCTTTATGATCTTCTCTGACAGGTTGATCAACAATGTTAGTTTTATCGCCTGGCACAACAATTCGCACAAACGGCGTAGGACGATCCTGATAAGGTTTTTGATTGTTGGTATAAAACTCAACATGCAAGTGTGAATCGGCATTGTTAATATCGCTATCTAAAGCCATTTTGTGTTCTCCTGTGGGGATTAAGTTTTAGTGCCGTTTATGCTGTACCACATTGCATTTGTTACCGCAAAAAATATACTGGTATGGTCTTTAGCAATTGACGCAGACGTTGTTTGATTTATTGTTGTTGCCGATTCGTATGGGTAAACTTTCACAGTTTGCGCGCCGGAATTGGCAATAAATATCGTTTCCCCCATTTGTGTAGGAGGCAACAATACGCCAGTGCCTGAAGCCGCGGTATCAATAGAGTTGTAAATCTTCGTCAATTGCAACGCATTCGCTCTTGTCGAGCCCACCGCGGTCAACCCATCAACACCGTCACCACAAATGGCAACGGTCATCAATGACGAAGCGCCAGCTCCCAAAACCCGTGAGGGAATTGTCATTACGCAGTCAGAACAGATGCCCAAGTCGTTGCGCTAGTGGCAAACAGGATGACGGTTTTAGCCGTTGCAACCGTTAATGTTGACGCTGCCGCGTTGATCGTCGAACCGGATTTCGGGTAAATGGTAACCGTTTGGCCGGAATCGTTGCGGATGCCAACCATGGCGCCCACTTCGGTCGGCGGCAGAATAACGCCGGTTGATGCTGAGCTGGTGGTGATCGTGTTCCAGACTGCCGACAGTTGCAGCGCATCCGCGATTGTAGAGCCTACAGCCACAAGGCCGGTGGCGCCATCGCCGCAGATGCTGGTAGTCGCAAGGCCGGAATTGCCAGACGCCAAAACGCGTGAAGGAATAGCCATTTTAAATCCTTTGAGTTAGTGGATAAGACATGGCTTTCGCCATTGCGTGCAATAAACCGGGACCGCAGACCTCAATTACGACATCTTCCTGTGCAAACTCGCGGGCAAGGTTTTGAAAGTCCCGCACCTGCTGGCACATCCACGGCGCCGCTTTATATTTTGTTTCGTGGATAGTCGCAGTTATTACGTTCTCACCGTCGTTTGATTCTTGCTTATAAACGTGGTGCTCGCCATCGGAATAGCTGGAATCCATGCCAAACAGATAAATCTGCCGATAGCCTTTGAGCTTGGCCAGAATCATCGCCAGCATGCCGACCGTCGTAAAGCCGCCCATAAGGTGCACAGGGCGCTCGCGCTCGTTCTCTAGATACTCGTAGACCCCTTCGGTTTGTACGTGCACCAAATCGACGTTAAAGCCTTCCAACGCGTCAAATATGCAGGGATCACACTGGCTAGCAATGTAAAACTGAGTCTCCAGCTTGGGATTCTTTAGAAACCGCACATTCTTCGGCCTGGCATCCAGCATGACATGCCCATCCGGAACGATGCCGCGGGCAAGCAGCCAGTCATAGGATCCGTTGACAGACCAGATTTTAGAACCGTTTTGATGCCGAATCATCAGCTGGTGCACCGACTCATTTAGACTCGGCGCACCGCCAACGATGCAAATGCTGTCGCAGTTCGGTTCCGCATTGAAATCGAACCACGGTAACTGCCTTTCGCAAGACAGTTTCACATTCCCCAGCATTACGCTGGGGTCTGTGTTTCCAACAACATCTAATACGGCTTCGACCATTATTAAGTGATCTGACCTTGAAGATGCGGACGGTTGATGGTCACCGTAACCGTCGAAACGGTCGAGGCAATCGTCGCCAAGTTAGCCGAGCGAGCACCAAGAAGCTGGAGACCCGCAGAAGCAAGAACCTTAACGCGGCCAGCAGTAGCAGACAGGAACAGCGTCACTTGCGGCGTAACTGCAACTGCCGTTTTCTTGACCACCGCATTGCCGGAGATTTGATACCAGCCAAAAGTTCCAGCCAGGTTAGCCGACATCGCAACCGCGACCGGGCAGGCTTGGTTGCCGGTGTTCGGCGCAAGCACCGTTTGGTAGGTCGTTGCGTTGTAACTGACCAACGAACCGACCACCGTTGAAGCCACCCCGACCAGCAAGATGAACTCGCCCTCGCCATAGGTCGGATCGTCAGCACGCACGATCTTACCCAAAACGTTAGGCGGCGTCGGAATGACAGCAGCGCTGCCAGTTGAAACGCCGCTAGGCGAAGTAACGCCGGTGTCGATTGCCGCAACTTGCAACAGACCGGATTGATTTTCTACGTAAGTATAGGCCATTTTATATTCTCCTTAGGCGATCAGCACGCCGCAAAATTGCGGGCCGCTGGAGCAAAGATTGCCCGCCCAGCCGATCAATTTAACGATCGCGTCTTGGTTAACGGCTTGCCGTTCGCCGCCAATCGGTACGAAATTCCGGTCAACGTGCGGCCGGAAGAAAATGTATTTCGTATTAAGGAACCACATGTGATTTGCCGTTGCTGCCGAACCGATACCGCCATCAAGCACCACATCCGATGCCATGCCTGCGCCGTAATATTTCAGCGAGGCAAAACCAGCACCAGCCATCGACGAACCAGAATCCGAAATGCGCTGAATGGATTGCAGCGATTGCAGATACAGACGATAGTAGTTATTGTCAGCAACGATCAGATCCGGTTTATCGGTTCCGCGAATAAGCTGCACAGCAACCGAATCCATATACTGCTGGATGTTGGATGCCGTAGTAGCCGCGCCGCCGTTCGTCACGCCGGAGTAAGCAACCGATTGCCAGAAAGAATAGCTGGCGCGATTGATACCGCCGTAAGTGCCGGACGTAGGCGCATCAGGAACAGCCGCCGCAAGACCGGTAATGTTTTTGCCGCTGTTGCCCGTTCCATCCAGATAGATGTCACCGGAAATACGGTTAGCCAGCTGCGCTTCGGCAACATTCATACGACCGTCTAGCAGGTCGATAATCGCTTCCTTGCCGCTGTTTTGAATCATTTCCAGACCGCTAATTGATACCGCGGCAGCGTATTGCGTGATACCAAACTGCGCCGCACTGATCGGGCTGTTTTGTGAAACGTTGAGCACTTCGTAACCCGAATAAGAATTCGTGTTATTGGTTGTGCTGTCGTTATACATAACCTCTTGGAGTATGACATTCCCCCCACTGAAGGTCTTAACATTCCCGCGTTCTTTGAGGCGGCGCAGAAGCGCATTGTTATTTGTTACGTTGTCGGCCAGCTCACCGCTACGACTTTGAATGTTGGTCGCAATGATGTCGCTGATCGAGCTATTGGCAAATGCCATTTTTTTAGCTCCTTAAAAACATTAATCAGAGTCGGTCGCTCATGTTGTCGAATTGCTCGGCAAGTAAAGCCCGACGATCATTTGCTTTGGTATTCGTCACGGTTCCGGGTGTGGATCCTCGCACGCTCACCGCTGCCGCCCGCGCCGACTTAGCAGCTTTATTTGCTGCCGCTCTTTTCGCCGTATCCAATTCAGCTTGTTTGCTGGCTTGGACACTTTCAAAAAGGTTCGGATCTAAGCGTAAAGCCTTTTGATACGCGTCGTCTAAGTCGCTGGCCACACCGCTCTGTAGGAGCTGGATCATTACCGGTCGCGCTTCTTCAAAATGCTCGGCGGTTTGGCTGAAACTGTTTATCTCACCCAAAAGAGCCTGATTCTGCTGCTGTTCCTGTGCCTGTTTCCATCCCTGCACTTCGCCGCGAACGTTATTTAGTTCGTTTTGCAATGCAAAAATGGTCGGGTCAGTTGGCGCCAGTTGTGGCTGGTCGCCCATATCGTTTAAATTTACTCCGTAAGATTGTGCAAGTCTAGCAAAATATTGGCGTTTTTCTTGCGGATTACTGTAACGTAATGCATGATCGGCTTCCATCAGCGCCTTAACTGCTTTAGGCGCATCTATACCAAGCCCCTGTATCGTGTTCATGTAGGGGTTCAAAACCTCCTGCATCTGGTCGGCAAACTGTGCTTTTGAGATAAGCGGTTCAACACCAGCTTTCATCTCATTTTCGCGTTGCCAGGCATACTCCTGAATGCGCGCAGGGGCGGCTTTCCAATCCTCGTGGTAATCCTTTTTCCAGCTCGCCGGTGGGCGTTTCCACAACGGTTCTTCAACCGGCTCGGTAGGCTCTGCTTTTAACTGCGGAACAGATGGCCCCGACTGTTTGGCATACTTGCCGGACTCATCCCGTTGCTTTTCATATTTTGCCGGTTCAGCCCTTGCAGGTTCTGGCGCTGATTCAACAACATCATCAAATTGCTGGGAAAGCATATCCCGGCGGCTGTCTTGGTTTTCTACAGGCACAATCTCATTTAAGTCAGACATTTTTGCTCCCTGTGGGGGGTTATCTACGGGTAAAACGTATATCGTCGCGGAGCTTTGCCAGCACGCGATTAGCCTGGTCGTGCGTCATGTTGGCAACCTGCTCCCGCAAAACCTCGCGCCGCGTGTCTTTTTTTTGCGTCGGTTTGGTTTCCATTTTTTCGTTGCCAATCTCGATGCAGTTGTGCTGCCGAAGGTGGGCCCGATGCTGGCTGCGGCTGGTAATCATGCTGCCATCTGCCATCGATTGATAGGGCAAAATGTCCGGTATTATCATCGGCGCCACCGGATCTGCGTAATGCTCTAACTTCTCAACTAGCTGGCCATTGATTTGTATGTAGGTTTTTCTCATAGCAATGTTAGAACGTCCTCGTCGTCAAGTTCAAGGTGCAAATCCCATATCCGCTGCACGCGGTCAAGATCGGCAAACAGAGCGTCGTAATTGATAGCCCGGACCGCTGATTTAGCTTTTGGCGGCACAATAAACGGTGCGGCGATTTCTTCTGCAAGCTCTGGCCTGCCTTCAACAATGCGCTCAAATGCGTCAAGAATTGCCTGTTTTTTCTTTTCTCTGAGTTTGCGCTCGCGTTCGAGCTGCTCTTTAAATCGTCGTCCGTCGTGCGTGTCATCGATGACGATGACCGGTTGCGGCGCCACCGTGACTGTTCCAACATCGCCGTTTGCGCTGTTGCCTGACAACGCAACGGTAACAACCAAGCCAACAGATCCCGCAGCGCCTGTTGCCTCAGTGCCTGTGACCGGAACCGTTGTGGCTTCGCCCTCGCTGCCAACCTGACCCGTAGCCTGCACACCAGATAGCGAAATGGTAACGGTGGCGCCAACTGTTCCGGGCGCGCCGGTTGCTGCGTTCCCGGTAATCGGAACAGTTGCGGCAGCACCGACATTACCCGGTGATCCGGTCGCGGAATTGCCGGTAACAGGCAGGGAATCCCATAATGCAGCATCCCAAGTGCCGGTGTCCCATCCTCCCTGTGCCATATTTTAGGCAATGCGGATAAGTGCATTGGTGCTGTCATTAGTCGGCATGGACAGCACAAACGTGCCTGCGGTAATTGTTTGGGCTCCGAACGTGTGCGCGCTGATTGCTTTATTGCTCTGCGTCGAGTTGTAAACCAGCGCGCAGTCAAACGATGTGGTCAAGGTTACGGTCGTGTAGGTAAAGCTGGCGCTCGGCGTCCAGTATGCCGTAGTGCCGCTGGATGTGGGCGCTGTGGCGTTCGTTGCCGTGACCCCACCAGCACTATAACCAGTGCCGGAAACCTCGCCAGTGGCGCTGTAGGCGGTCGTGGCAGCGTTTACGGTGGCGCTCGCTAGATACAACGCAGCTTTTAAAGTGTCTGCGCCCGTTCCAGCCCGAATGACGGTCGTCCCCAGCGCGTGAATGCCGCTAAGAATCTCTGTTTTAAAACTGGTGCACATTGCCTGCGTGTTAGCCATTTGGGAAACTCCCTGCCTCGGATATTGAAACTATTGATTTTTTTAATCTGACATGCGCGGATCTGTGCACCATCTCGTCAGCCAGCCAATACTCAACCCACGTTGTGTTTTCGTTGTCGTTATCGACCGTTCCCTCACGTTTTTCAAGCAATGAGTCATCCATCTCGCCTTTGGTCGTGGTAACGATCATGCCGCCACCTCCACACCAATTGCTTTGCCATCAGGACCGCGCAAGATGCGTTTGGGCGCTGCCAGTGTCTGCATGACACCACCGATACGGTTCATGGTTTCGCCATGCATATTTGCCATGTTTTCGTGCATTTGCGCCATATGGTCAATTGCCATTTTCACGTTATCGCCCAACTCGGCCGTAATCTTCTCGCTTGCGGCCTGCTGCGCTTCAATCAGCGGCAGATCCAGACCTGGATTGGCCCCGATCCTTGCCACCATGATCTTAGTCGCAGCCTCAAGTTCTGTTTTCCAGCGGTTGAAGTCATCAAGTGATTTAACCTCTTGCGCTTTCATTTCCATTTCATGCCGCATTTTCTGATCGTCAATCTGCGCTTGTATCTGCGCCGCTTGCATGTCGGCCTGCACCCGCATCTGGTCAGATTGTGCGGTCGCCTGCATCTTGGCCTGCTCCAGCTGCTGCGTTGCCTGAATCTGCATCATCTCTGGATTAGGCGGCTCCGGCTGAGGATTAGCCGCGGCTTGCTTCTGTTTCTCTTTCAGTTGGTCGAGCGCAGCATCGAGCGTGCCTTCAATCGGTTTGGCTTGCTTAAATCCACTGATGCCGAACTTCATTACCTCGACCAGCATCGGGATCAGTTCTGGCGAGGACTGGCCAACAGGTAACGCTTCACGCAACAACCCGCCAAACGCTGTTAAAAACTCAACACGATCCCTTTTGTTTTGCTGCTCATCCAACTGCACCAGGCTGTCAGCATCCACCTCGATGCGGAAATTACGCAACGGGTTGTCCTGCATAAGCTGGATGGCCTGCTGGATCATTTGTTGATCTTCGGGCGTCATCTGCCCAGCCGCGGCGTACAACAAAATCGTTTGCGGTTGAAATTTGGTGCAAATAACCTGCGCTTTTAAGCGGATCAGCTCGCTGGCAAACAACGCCACTTCCTCTTGCATCGAGCGCAGCCGGAGCCCGGCATACTGGCCTTTAATCTGCTGCGCGGTCGCGGTTTCGCTGGCTGCGCCCTGGCCTCGAATAATGTCGCTGATGCCGGTAATCTCGTAAATCTGGCCTTTTATGTCATCGCGGGCGCGGTAGCAGTTAAGCAGCGCGCTGGCCAGCATGTCGATCGGCAGGATGTCGATACTGCCTTTCAGCCCGCCTTTTTCGCTGAACGCCATCCATTTGTCGACCGGGATCAGCGTGTTGTTGTCGCCCTCGGTCAGCAGCCGTTGCAGCGCCGGCTGGCTAGCGTCGTAGACACCGCGGATTCTCAACGCCTTGACCAGCCCGTCAATTCTGTCTGACAGAATGTCCAGTTCGTTCGCCTGGTCCTGGTAAATCACAAAGTCCGGCACAGGAATAAGGCTATCGCTGGTCGTGGTGCTGTATAGCGGCTGCGGGCAGGGAAAGAACTGGTCAAGCTCCAGCGGATCGTCGCGCTCGTCTATGATCGTCGGGCAGTTCTTCGACAGCCAATAGACTTTCCCGCTTTCCTTATCCCACAGCTCGCATATCTTGGCGCGTGTGCGCTCTTTGGTGCTCTGGCCATAGGTCGCCAGCGTTTCGGATCCTGAGTCTAGCGGGATCTGCTTGGCCATCTTTTCGCCAAAACGTTCGGTCAGCGCGTCTTTGGTCATGTAGACCCAGCGCCAGACGCAAGTCACTTCCTCCCAAGTGCGCGCAACAGAATGGCCGAAATCCTTCCAATGAACGTAATCGGTTGGGGCGCACTCGTATTCAATTTCCTCTTGCGGCTCGGCCTCGCCGCCTGCGGTGTAGTCTTGATTCTCGGGATTCTCGGCGCCCTCGGCTGTTTCTGCGGTTTCTGCATCGTCAATATCCTCAGTGACCTGCAACCCGTCTTCGGGCATGTCGATCTGCCTCACATGCGGCTCGTAACGCACCCACGCGATGCCGCGGCCACCCAAAAACCGATCCTCAACCGCGTGTTTCATGGTTGCGCGAAAGTCAGGGTAATGCTCAATCTCAAAGTCTAGCGCGCGCTCGATCAACTGGCCGGCTACGCGGCCGACAGGATCGTTATCACCAAACCGGCGTTGCGCCACCGCTTTTGGCAGCTTGGCGTAGACCGCAGGAATCAGCGTCTGGACGTTTGACCACAGAATATTAAACTTGGCGGTTTCGTTCGTGTGCTGGCTGCGGTTGTCGTCGCGGTAGCGTTTGACAATCTTCGCGCTGCGGGCTTCCCACTTCTTGAATTCATTGTCGTACTGGCTGATGATGTTTAGCCACTTGTCGACACCTGTGCTGGTTGGTTCCATTACTTTTCCTCTGCGAGTAGGTCAGGCGCGGCAACGTTCTTTTCTTCTTTGCGTGTCCAGGCTGCGGTCATTATTTTTGTCCCGCTTTAATTTTTAACCAATCAGCCTCGGTTGCGCCAACGGCATCAGGGTTTACACCTTTTGCCTGCATATAATGTTCTTTCCATGCGGTCGGATGTGTTGCTGATTTCAACATTTCACCGGTTGAAGTTGATGATGGCCAATGGTAACGATTGCTATCATATGGGTCTCTTTCAGGTCTAACGCCTGCATCCCATGCTTTGCGGTAATCATAATTAGCGTTTTTGCTCAAATCTGGAGATTCCCCATATTGCTTTGTGAATTCCGCATACCACGGTGTAGCCGCTATTTCTTGCTGGAATCTAATTTCTTTTCCTTGCGCGGCTATGTTTGGGTTCATAGTTTGGGGACGGGTTGCCGCCTCTAATTCCTGCTGATATAACAATGCCGCGGCTATTTGGTCAGCGTCAGCCATGAGTAAATATCACATCCCTGTTAACCCGGTCGGCAATCTTGTAACCCATGTCGGCCAGTAGGTTGATCGTGTCATCGTCGGTGTAGCCGTATCGCTCTCCGTGACCCTTTAGCTCTAACGTAATCACCGGCCAGCTCGCCTCGACGGTTGCCAAAGCGCCCAAGATAGCTAGATGCTCGTAGCCTTCAACGTCAAGCTGCAGCAGGTCGCAGTCGGTTACGCCCAAGCTATCTATCGGCAAAACGTCAAACTCTGCGCCCTCTTTAATCTGGTGCGCGCCAATGTTGTCGGGGAATATCTGGTCTATGGCCGCCTTGCCGTAATCCTTGCCGAACGCAGCCCTGCGGCTAATTACCCGCGGCTGGTTGACCGTGTTGATAGCCAGCGCCTCGTAGTTAGCTGCGTCCGGCTCAACGGTGTAGACGCGCTGGAACTTCTGCGCTAACGCCATCGGATACACGCCCACGTTGCCGCCTGCCTGTATCGCCGTCCTAAACTGCCGGCACAGATCCAGACTGGCGCCGAGATCCGGCACCTCGGCCAGTGCCGCTTGAATGCAGCACTGGTCAGCCTCAGGGACCGCCCAGCCCTCATACAGTCGCATATGCAACCCTCGTCTGCTCCCACGGCCGAGGCTTGCCGTGGAACGCGATTAAACGATCTTCGGCCTGCACGCCGTTGGGCAGTATGTCGGCTTTGAATGACTTGATGCCCGGCGTAATGTCTTGCCAGTATGTAACCGGATGGTCACGCAGCGCCCACTCAAGATAGACCTGATCGCCCCCTTCGCAGTAGCGGTCGCCAGTCTTGAACTGGTCGTAGATGAACCGATGCGGCTTCAACCACCACATTAGGCTGGATTGCATCGCCCGTGGATCGGCGGCGCCACGGTAGAAATCGCGCATAATCACAAAATCGTGCGGTCGCGCAGCTTCTAACATTTCGGTGCAATCGCCCACCAGGACGGTGTCTAGATCCATGTAGAGCGCGCTTGGCAACCGGAACAGCTCGACCTTTGACCACCAGCCCGCCCAGTCGTGGTCGAGCGCCAGCGTCGGGCAGTCCAAGTCTAAGTCGGTCAGGCAGATGAACTCCTCAGCCGGCAGGAACCGGCTGCACATGTCCTGCAACGCGTAAACGTGCGCCGGCTGGAAATCACCGCCCGACTTTAGGACGCAAGCAATCACGCGCTGAAGATTCCGACAGCAACAACGGTGGCGCCTGCGCCGGTGGTGATCTTCCACGGTCCGGTGACCGCGGCCATGTTAACTTCCAGGCTGATCGGCCCTATTACCGCACTCGCTGCGGTGCTGATAACAATGGATGTCGAACCGTCGATCAGCGTCACACCTGCGCTGGCAACGGTGATGACGTTGATTATCAACCGGTGCACATAGTCACCGGCTGCACCCGTTCCGCCCAGCACCTGCGCGGTCACGCTGGCTGCAACTGTTTCATACTGATAACGATATGGATTGCTTACGCCACTCATAATCTATTGCTCCTTGATTTTGCGGTTGCCCACATGTCATTCAATGTAACGGTGTTCTCCGGCCCGACCATCAGCGGCTTGACCACATCCGGCGCCCTGACGGTCGGCTCGGCGCGCCAGGCTATCGCCAACATTCGCATAGCGTCGGCAGGATGCGAGCACCAATCGTGCCGCGGCGTCTGCCGAAACGCTTTCTTGTCCTCGTCATACTCGCGCTGGTATTGGCGCAGAGCCTCAATTCCCTCGCTGCAATGATCCACGTGGAACCATGTATTAGGCAGCATCTGGCGCACCGCCTGGATGCCGTCCTGCACGCTCAGGTCAGGCACGATGGCCAGGTTGTTGATGCCCAGGTATTCTGCCATTTGCTCGATGATCGACTTGCCCTGCGCTGCCAGCGTCTTGGCCTTTGCATCGTGCGGCAGGTAGTGCTTGCCGTACTTGTACGGCTTGCCGGTGATCACCGCGGCCAGCTCGCTGATGTTGGCGCCGGACACCGCGTAGTAATCAATAACGTGGATCTCGCCGCGGATGACCTGATACCACCAAATCGCGGTATCGTCCCGGTATCCCAAGTCCCACGCGGTATGCACCGGAACCTCGGGCTGGTAGTCGACCCGGCAGATCCTGCCCGCCTCGGTCGCCTCGCGCATTTCGGTGCCGTAGAAAGCCCCTAAGATACTCGCTTCGAATGAAATTTCATATTCTTGATCGTACTGGTCTTTTGAGAGCTGCGCCCTCGCTGCCGCCAATTCGCCATCAGGTAGCAACCCAGACTTACTTGCTGGCAGCTGCAGCAGGAACCATTCATCTTGCAATCGTTCTGCAGTCTGTTTGATTTCCCAAAACTGATTCTTGCCCTTAGGCGTGCCGCCAAACACGGCCCAGCCCTGCCGGTCGGAGAGCGCCGGCCGGATGACGTTGCCCCAAACCGACGGTTTGAAGTCGCCATACTCATCCATGAATATCCCGTCAAAACCTAGCCCGCGCATCGAGTCAGCGTTGTCAGCACCGAACAGCCGCACCTTCGAGCCGTTTATCATGTCCACGGTCAGCTCAGATTCGTTCGTGCTGGCCGCGGCCGTGGTTGAAAAATGCTTGAGATAGTCCCACGCCACGCTTTTAGCCTGGCTCCGGAACGGTGCGATATAGGCATATTGCGGCATCGGGCTCCTGCTGGTGACCGCCGCCCGGATCAGGTCGTTGATCGCCGCCACGGTCTTGCCAGCCCGCCTGTGAGCCACCAGGCACGACCACCGCTTGGTGCGGTTGTGGAACGGCAGGAAAGCGGTACGAGGCTTGTAGGGAATAACGTGGAGCATTACTCAATCCACCGGAATGTGTGCTCTTGGGGCCCGCCCTCTGGCCCTGAGTTCTCATGCCGCTGAGTCTCGGCCCACCGCATCTGGGCTTTCGTCCACCAAATCATCGCGGTAGTGTCCTGCCCCACCGTCGCTTTGTTAAACAGCGTCTTGGCCACCGCAGCCGAGGCTTGAGCCTTGCCCAGCCCAAGCTCGAGGTCGTAGTGCTTGCGGAGCGTGTCAGGGGCGATGCCAATCAGCGCGGCGATCTGGTCTTGAGGCAAGCCGAGGCCCGAGGCACTCTGAGCCTGTTGCCGTGTTTTATCGGTCGGACGGTGCGGTTTGATAAATGACATTCTTTTAAGAACGCGAGATTATGCGGCTTTCTTTAATGAAATGAACGGATTACCATTTGATTCTAACGTTGCTGTCTGTCCTGTGAATGCCTGCCAGCGCTTGATGATCACATCGACATACTTTGGATCCAGTTCCATCAACCGCGCGCGCCGGCCTGACTTCTCACAGGCGATAACCGTAGTGCCTGACCCGCCGAACGGGTCGAGCACGATGTCGCGCGTCTTGCTGCTGTTGCGCACCGCGCGCTCCATCAACTCCACGGGCTTCATGGTTGGATGAAGATCGTTCTTGTGTGGTTTCTTGATCTGCCACACGTCACCTTGATCGCGCGCACCGCACCAGTAGTGCTGCGCACCGTCCTTCCATCCGTACAGGATCGGCTCGTACTGGCGCTGGTAATCCGCACGGCCCATGGTGAATGTGTTCTTCGCCCAGATCACGAACGTGGACCACTTGCCACCGGCAGCGCGGAATGCGGCCTGCAGGGTGTCGAGTTCCGATGAACTCATCGCGATGTAGACCGCGCCCTTGGTGACGGCTAGAATGTTTTGGCAAGCAAGCAGCAGAAACGCTGAGAAGTCCGCACCCATGTTGTCGTTCAAGATTGGCCGATGGGTGCCGCGCATTTTGTCCTTGGCGGTGTTGGCGTAATTCACGTTGTAGGGCGGGTCGGTCACCGTCATGTCGGCCAACTCGTCCCCGAGCAGCGCCTTGTAATCTTCGGCCTTGGTGGCGTCACCACAGATGACTTTGTGCTCGCCCAGCAGCCACACATCGCCGGGCTTTGTGACCGCATCGTCGGTGACCTCGGGCACAGCGTCCTCGTCTGTCAGCCCATCCGTCCCTACTGGCGCCAGCAGCGCCTCGATCTCGTCGGTGCTAAAGCCAGTCAAGTCAAGGTCGAAGCCCATGTCCTTCAGGTCGGTAAGTTCCACCGCCAACATCTCGTCATCCCAGCCCGCATTCAGCGCCAGCTTGTTGTCGGCAATGATGTAGGCTTTCTTCTGCGTTTCGGTCAGATGGGTTAGCCGAATGCTGGGAACGTCAGTAATTGACAGCTTCCGCGCTGCCATCACCCTACCGTGTCCGGCAATAATGCTCCCTGTCTCGTCAATCAGGACGGGATTGGTAAAGCCAAATTCTTTAATGCTTGCGGCAATTTGCGCCACTTGATTTTCAGAGTGAGTACGGCTATTCCTGGCATAAGGGATTAGCTTGTCAATCTTAACTTGCTCAATAATCATTTACGTTCCATCTGCTGCATTGCAACAGCCAACCGTTTACCCTTATCAGCCTGATTAAAGTCTCGCGCCACGCTGGCTGGCACGCCAACCTTTTTTGCAAACTTAGGATCGTGCGCGGCTGCCGCCATCATCCGAGCTTGAGTTGGTGACGCAGAAGGCATTACTTCAACTCCCTTAGCCGATAAATCGTCGAATCAATCAGCTCGCACAACTCGTCAATGATGTTCTGCAATTGCGAATCGTCGGGTAACACTTTGCGAATGTTATCCACAAAGTCTTTAATCTTTTGAATGTAAGTCAGCGGCACTTTTGCAATATGAAAGTCAGCCGGGTAAGTGTCGATCACATCGTAGCAGCCCTGAAACGCCTCTGCCCAACGGTCGGCTATGTCGACCACATGCTTGTAGTAACGCCCCAGCGCCTTGTGCTGGCTGTAGCTTTTGCTTTGCAGGTGCATGAAATGAGCGTTCGTGCCTGAGTGAAGCAGGACAGAAACGAAAAGTGCCGCATTCTTTTGATAGTAAGCCATAGCACCTCAAGAAAACCGCGGCTGTGGGGTGAGCGCCCGCATCGCTCGGGCCGCGGTTAAGCGGGGTTTGCGCTCTCGGGGAGAGATAGGCGCTATACAATAATAGTCCTCAATAATTCTGCGCGCAAGCACAAAATTTACGATAAATCAACAATTCGCTGGATATACCTGCCCTTTGCATTTTTTCGCCAACCGTGTACCTCGGCCCGAATACCAGCCTCGCGCACCCGGCCAATGGTTTCCGAGTTAGCAACCTTTGCAACCCTGTTTGCAACGCCCTCGCTGGTAACCTGGACCGCAAGCACCTCGCCGCGCTTGATCGCCAACAAGTCTGCCCAGCCCCACAAATCCTTGCGGGTCCGGGTAAAAGAATTCCATTTCTCGACCACCTCGACCAGGTAACCGAGATCGCGGAGAGCTTTCAAACTACGCTGCGTCGGTGTCATTTATCAGCCCCCCTAATGCGTTCAAAAATTGCTGCGGCACCGTAATGCCTGAAATCTTTCTGAATAATCATAAAAACGTATTTTTTAAATAAGCTCCAAACCTCTTGGTTGTGCATGTCGAATTGCTCGAAATCATGGTAGATCTGTTCTGCTCTAGTCATAAATCCCCCGATTTAAACTGACACCCTGTTACCAGTAATAACCCCAACCTCACGGCAATCCCGTAAAAACTTGTCAGCAGCAGATCCAATACCAAAATGGTTTGCTTGCCTGATGATAAAGTCGACCTGCGCTTGATTCACAACTTTTTCCGTAGTCCACCAGCGGCCACCTGGGGACTTTTTGATAGTTGCGTTCAGCTTCTCGACCTGCTCCGGTGTAGGCAGAGACTTTACCGGCGGAGGCAGAGCCCGGACTACGACAGAGTGGTCAACCAGCAAGGCTTTAAACTGCCCAAACGTCGGTGGCCATTCAGGGAATTCAGTCGGCAGCCTTGCCAGAGCAGCGACAACATCACCGTCCATTGTTGACCAAAGCTCAATCCAGCTATCAACTTCGCTTTCACTTTTAAACAATGCAGTAAATTTCTGTGCGTACATATCCTTGAAAACTTGATGCAGCCTGACCGACCACGATCTTTTCATTAGATTGACTCCCAAGGATTTGTAGATTCTTTCTCCAATTCGCGCTGCAAAATCCTTTGTGTAGCAGCTCCTAAATCAAAAGGTTCAACTTTAACCTTCATCCATTCTGCTTTAAACCCCGTCCAGCCGCGGGCGCAGCACTCAACTAAAGCGGCTTCCAGAGATATGCCAGCCTTGGCAGCTTCTTTGTCAATCCTGCTAAGAGCCGAGCTCGTCAACGGTGCTTTTTTAGCTCGGCGCAGGGTTTGGAAGTCGCTCCAGACCTGCTCAGATACCGTTTCGGGACGATTACAGTCGCGTTTAGCGACTATAGTTTTTGATGTACTAGTTAATGTTTTATGGTTATTGGTTATTGGTTGTTGGTTATTGGTTAGTTGAACGTCCGTTGAACGTCCGTTGCGCCTTACCTCTGCGGATGCCTTGCCCGCCCTTGATGCCTGATCAAATTTTGATGCGTAATGCATTATTTCGCGGTCGGCTCTTTTGTTAATCCACGCGTCCTCTTTATTGGTAAAAAACGACTTCAAAACAAAAGCAACCTCGGCCTGATAATCTTTCATGCCAATCTGCCGAGCAACGTCCGTTATACATCCGTTCAACGGGCGTTCATGCAGATAGTATTCATCCAGCAGCTTGCGATATGCCAAATCTTCGAGCAGGGATAAGTTTCTTGTGTGGCTGGCGTAATCGCCAATATTAAACTGGTAATAGTGCACAACAATCTCCTTCGGTGCTGGCCTATCCGGTGAGAATTCCGGAGGTCGGCACCCTTGACGGGTTGAAACGGTCAGATAGACCAGCCCAAAGGAGACTGTTAATCCGACGCTCTTTACGCTTCTCACGGCGTATACAAATAATATTACGTGCCATTTTTAATTGCAAGCATTTCATTTCGCAGCTCGACAGCAGCATCCACGCCCCGTTTCTGCCGGATCTTCTCTAGATATTCTTTCCGATCCTTCCTCGCAAGCACCATTCGAGCCTCGCACTCCAGCCGCCATGCGTTGCAGCTCGAGCACACTACCCGGCCATCACGCAGCAACACTGGCGCGGTAGATAGGTGTTTGCAGTTGCGGCAATCCATTATCTAATCACTCTAGTTCGATACTCGCACCAGTCGCGCACAGTCCACATGCTGACATCGTAAAAGGCAGCGATCACGCTGTAAGACTTGCCGAACCGCTGCCGCTGGTGACGAGCTTCCTGCACTATGCTGAAGGGTATTTTTGCTTTGTGGTGCATGATATCTCCTCTACTTGTTGAATTCGTTTGCCAATCCATGCCATCACCGGCACCGCCATCGAATTGCCCAGCGCCTTGTAGCGCGGCCCATCTGCGGCTGGTTTGTTACGGTAGGGAACCTGCGTATAGTCGTCGGGGAAGCCTTGCAGGCGCTCGCATTCCTGCGGGGTCAGGCGGCGCACTTGCATGGCGGTGGCAACTGCCATCTGATTATCGCCCGGCTCTTTCCGCAAAGTGCCGCTAATGTTTTCATGGTGGTGCCCGCCTTCTCGCCCCATGATTCCAGGCTCAAACGCCACAGCAACTGTCTGGCACTTTGCCAGCGTAGGCGCGGTGCCGCGCTCCTGGTCATAGCCCAGCGTGGTCTGTGCGCCGCTGGCCTGATGGGCGAAAGCCACCGCACACGGCTGCGCCCGATCCAGCGTAGGCGCAACCTCTGCCGCCACGCCCAGCCCGTTTGCTCCTGTGTTGGCGGTAATCATTGAATACATGACAGCATGCTGATCGGATTTCGTAAGCGTGAAACTTTGTCCATCCTCAGAGAATCCCGATCCTGCCGGACCTGCCGTGTCGCTGCGACCTATCATGCTGCCCTGAATCGCCACCGTCACCAACGGCGCCTCATGATTGCAGTTAAGCGTTGTCCCAATCCCAATCCCAATCTCGGCGCCGGCTTGGCCGGTGGACATGACAATCGCCGGTAGCGGTCTGCCGCCCCCTGTTGGAGATCCTTTTAGTAAAGGACCGGTCGGATCATTTGGACCATGACCGTTGTTCTCATAATCAATCCCGCGGATCAATTCTTTTGTATCATAGTCTGCGCCACCTGTTTCAAGGCTTGCTGTAACTGTTTTGGCAACTCTTTTCCCCGCTTCTCTGCGCGGCGCAGTATGCCTTTGCAAGCTGTGGCGCTCAAAAAGAACCGCTGCGGCACGTTGCCAACTTCCAAGATGTCCGACAACGAACACGCGACGGCGCCGCTGGGGAACTCCAAAGTGCTGAGCGTCAAGAATTCGGTAGGCGAACCCATACCCGCATTCCCCCATCCCTCGAAGCAAGCTGGCAAAGTCTCGTCCTTCGTTAGAGGAAAGGACGCCGGGGAAGTTCTCCCAAACCAGCCAGCGGGGCCGATATTTTGCAGCAATGGCAAGATACGTAAGCATGAGGTTGCCACGCGGATCATCCAGTCCCTTTCGGAGTCCTGCGACGCTGAAGGACTGGCATGGAGTTCCTCCGACGAGAACATCGACAACTGCATCAGGCCACTCCTTGAATTTAGTCATGTCGCCCCAGTTGGGCACGTTTGGATAGTGATGCGCTAACGCGGCGCAGGGGAACGGCTCAATCTCAGAAAAGGCAACAGGTTTCCAGCCTAACGAATGCCAGCCGACTGTAGCCGCCTCGATTCCGCTACAGACTGACAAGTAATTCATTTCCCCGCCATCCGTCGTTTAAAATATCTCTGGCGTCACCTTCGATGTGGAATTCCGACCGATCTTCGGAGGGCAACAGGTCGCATGACCATGCCTCATGCCCGCGAGCACGAAAGGCTCGCCGCACTATGCCGGAGAATTCGCAGGCAACTAAGACTCTCACGCCACCGCCCATGTTTTTCCGAACAGAACAACATGGCAGGAATGATGCAAACTGCCGTTTTTCGTTTCGCCATGTTTCAGGACCACGTATTTAGTTCCACTCGGCGTTTCGCGTTTTATTTCTATCATCGTGAATTCTTCGTTAGATCTGATTAGTAGGAATCTATGACCAACCGGAACATGACGAACGCATATCTGATTAAGATTATTTTTCACTCGGCACCGCCAACTTTTCACCGACCGCGGCCAGCGCAGTTATTAAATGCGCGAGCTGTGTGCGGCCGATGTTCGGAACTCTCAAAATCTCCTTTTCCGTATAAGAGCAAATGTCGGCGATCGTATACAAATCTTCCGACAGCAGAGCGTAATGCAGCCGTGTTCCGAGTTTCAGCGTTCGCATATCGCTGTTGTTTCGTCTCTCGTTCAGCGCAGCCATGTCCATTCGTTTCTGTCGTTCACTCATCATAAATTCTGCACACTGCCAGGCGCTGTTCGCGACATCAGCATAGTGCGGTGATGAGTTTGATGAACGCTGCAAAAGCGCAGCCATCGCCGCGAGCGCAAACTGATCTTTGAGATCATGCATACATTGCCTCGTCTATTTTCAGAGCGCCCTTAGTCAGACTAAAAATGCGCCAGGCATTGACCTCTGGAATGATTGTTTTCCACGCCGTGACCGCCTGAGTGCTCAGTTTTAATGCATCTGCAACGGCTCGAACCCCACCGAAATACGCAATAACGTCTGATTTAAGCATAGCTAACCCTTTGATTTGATTAAACATTAAAATGCTTGTAAATAGTTGTTGCCAAGTGATGCGAACTGATTATAATCCTTTACATACCAGCTTGTAAACAAACCTTCACGGAGAAACAAAATGAGCAAAGCAGAAATGAAAAAAGAATTCGAAGCAGCTTACTACGCAGACTTAAAAGCAGATGCAAAGGCAAACGGTTACCGCGTAAATAAAGAATTTGAATGGGAAAGATTTCAAGAATTGCAAGCGGCCTGATTCCCCTGCCCCTGCCACGCGGGGGTTTAGGAATACGCAGCCAGAGCGACTCTGGCAACAGATAGGAGATAGAAATGAAAATCAAAATCAAAATCACAGAAGCAAACCGCCACGCAATCAACATCCTGTTGGGCGAGATCAACGGCAAATCTTTGGCGCACACCGCTAGCGCACAAAACATTTTTGATCTTGCCGAATTGATGGAATTGCGGCTCGAAAAATTTGGCATTGCTAAAAAAGATCGCGCTGGTGCAAAAGCATCTGGAATGTCGGGCGGTAATGTGCCAAACGCTTATAAATATTCGCGCATCGTGAATTGGTACGAAATAGAGCGCAAATCCTCAGACTGGTTTCTTGTTGTGGCTATAAAAGACACAAACTACGGCAACGCAAGCAAAGATAAGCTGATCCTGACTCCCGCCCAACGTGACATTGCGGTCAGCAAATTTACCGCCCAGTTCTCGGTGCAATCGGTTGTCCCGCTGGCGGTGGCAGCATGAGCCGCGAACCCTGCATGTGCGGCGCCACAGACTGTTCGGTCTGCGGCCCGCTGCAAGGCTACAGCACCAGCCCTGCGCCTACGGAACGAGACTACGAACTTGCGCTGGAATCAATCGTAGATACCGTTATGCATCACGGTGTCTGGCCAGAACCCAAAAAAGGTGAATACAAAAAACCGCAGTTTGACCTTTATGAATTCCTGCTGGAAGAACGCGATCCGTCATATTTCCTCGAAATGTATATTGGTTGCATCACTTGTGCCGACGTGCGCGAACGCACCCGGCGCGAACAAAAAACAGTCACAGAAATGCTTATGACTCATTTCAAAGACAGCGAATATTCTTACATTCTAGAAAAAGTCGCGTGTGAATACGCGGAGGACATGGCATGAACTTTTTAGAAATAGTCGGCGCTACCGTTTGCGGTATTGCCACCATGATTGCGGGCTGGTTTTGCTTGATTGTGTTGTTTACTTTTTAACCGGAGGATTTTATGGACTCAGAAAATGTTTGGCTAACGATTGCAACGCTTCTACTCGCAAGTTGGGTTTGTTTCTTTGTATTTTTTAATTAAAGGATTTTATGAATAAATCAGACAGCATTGCAGCATTGGCGGCAGCATTGGCACAAGCGCAGGGACAGATGAAAGGCGCGGTCAAGGACTCTGCAAACCCGTTTTTCAAGTCAAGGTATGCAGATCTTGCATCGGTAGTTGAGGCGATACGGGTAGCATTTTCTGCTAACGGACTCAGTTATATTCAAACCGTCGAGCCTTCCGATAAAGACGAGGTGCGGGTAGAGACAACACTTTTGCACTCATCCGGCGAATGGATTTCCTGCGGTATCCTGTCCCTGCCGGTTTCAAAATCCGACGCTCAGGGATACGGCTCGGCGCTGACCTACGCCCGGCGCTACAGTTTGAGCGCAGCGGCGGGAGTTGCACCTGAGGACGATGATGGTAACGCAGCCTCGAGCGCCAAGCCCAAAAAAGTAATGGACTGCCGGGCCCACCTTGCCGCGCTGGATGCCGCGCCGACGCTGCATGACCTGCAGGTTGCCTTCAAGACCGCCTACAAAGCGGCTCAGACGGAGAATGACACGGTAGCCATGGCAATCCTGACCGGCGCTAAAAACAACCGCAAAACCGCGCTGGAGGCAGCATGAAAGTCATCTACGCAGTCCAGGGCAGCCCGGAATGGCTGGCCAGTCGTGCCGGCCGAGTCACGGCCAGCATGATTTCCAATGTCCTCATGAAACCCGAAACTGCTGGATACCGAGACTATCAGGCGCAGCTCGTCGCGGAGATTTTGACCGGCAAGCCGCAGGGATCTGATTACACCAATGCGGCAATGCAGTTCGGAACCGAAACCGAGCCCCTCGCCAGATCAGCGTATGAGGCCGAGACAGGGTTTAGTGTTGACGAGGTAGGGTTATGCATCCATCCGACCATAGACCGCGCTGGAGCCTCGCCTGACGGTCTGGTGGGGCAGTCCGGGCTGGTAGAGATTAAATGCCCCAAACCTGCTACGCATTTAGCGAATCTGATTGTCGGAGCTGTCCCGGCCGGCTACAAAAATCAGATGATGTGGCAGATGGCTTGTACAGGTCGAGACTGGTGCGATTTTGTCAGTTTTCGGCCTGACTTGCCGGAAAACCTGCAATTGCTGATTGTCCGGTTCAAGCGCGATGAAAAGGAAATAGATAAGCTAGAAACAGCGGTTAATGCGTTTCTGGTGACGGTTGACGAAATGATTAAAAAACTTAAGGAGATTAAATAATGGCTGAATTTGTGCAAAAAGAGCTGTGCGGCTCGATGTTCAAGAATCAAAAGAAATTGACCGAGCAGCATCCAAACATGACCGGCTCGGCGTTAATCGGAGGCGTTGAATACTGGGTGTCAGCCTGGACTAATGTAGACAAAAACGGCAACAAGTGGCAAAGCCTGTCGTTTAACAAAAAAGAGCCCAAGACCCGCGAGCAGGCAGAAAAAACGGTTTCCGAAATTGATAACGATATTCCGTTCTGAGGAGCCCACATGAGCAGCAACGCATTTTCCCAGCTTGACCAAGAATATACCGAGCGCGAGGATTATCTTGCAAACCGCGCAAAGGAGCGAAGTCAGAAACCGTCAATTGATCCATGCCCGTTCTGTGGCCACGACGACATTGAGGTAGACGAGATCGAGATCGGCATCATTGCGATCTGCTGCCCTGAATGCATGTGCATCGGGCCGCACCAGGACGGTATGCAGTCGGTCGAGGTCGCCATCAAAAAATGGAACCGGAGAAAATAATGGCCGATAAAATGACTTTAACGCAATTTAAAGTTGTGCTAGAGAAGTTTATGCTTGCCCGACAAAAGTATTTGCAGACACACTCAAGTGCTGCCAATACCGCATGGCGAGCGGCTGATCTAGAACTAGCGTTAGCCTATAACCGATACATGTTGGAGGGTCGGAAATGAACATCATTGAATGGATGAAACAACTATACAAATTACCGCCGGTTGATATTTTGATGGCCTCAGAACTTGAAGAGGCGCGGCGTGATCTGCTGATAGCAGAAACCGCAAGCGACTACGCGGAGAGTGCGGTTATTTACAACCGCCAAAGAATTGAAAGACTAACTGCTGCGCTGAAAAATGATTTGCAATGAAGGAGCGCGGGAAATGAAAAAAGGAAAACGCTTAACCAGCGCGTATGACGAGCATGAAGCGCGTGAAAGGCTAAGAAAAACAACGCCAACTGTTAAGAAATCCTTAACAGTTCAGGCCATCATCTTACCGGCCGCATCCTGAACCCGCGCCACACGGTTAAACCAGCCCCTGCCAAAAGTTCCAAACGTCGGCAGGGACTGGTAAAACGCCTCTTTTTCGTAGCTGAAACTCTCTATCAGATCCGACGGGTCAGCAGCGGTCGCAGCAGCTATCGTGGCCCTGCCGATACGTCCATCCGCAGTCACACCTAGCGCCGCTTGTAGCAGCCTTGTCGCGCGTCCTGGCCCCATGTTTACGGCAGCATCAAATACGGCGTAGTCAACGCCTCTCGGCAGATCGTCGCACTTGCAAGCGTCCCAGTATTTAGATTTGTACATCGGCGCCACCTGCTCCGGTGTCAACGCCCGCATCTCAGTCTCGTCAACGCCGCGCTTAACCCAGTCTCGCCATGCTTTCTGAGTCACGCCCAGGTTAGTCATGCCGCCGGGATCTGCCGGATGATCGACGAAGCCGCCTTCTGCTGCCAGCACCAGCGCCAGTGATGACGGGAAATTACTTAACATCGTTATCCCCACTTGAGAATTTTATACCAGCCAGCAGTCCAATAAACCCGCCAATGATAGTCTGAAACGCAGGTGCTAGTAGCTTGAAAATGTCCTCGTTGTTTACTTCCTTGTCGAACAACCCAACGCACAACGCAAAAACCATCCCTGCGATGACGATGCACAGGGTAAAACTAACCATCGTTGTCACAACAAAAGTCAGTTTCTCTTTCATCTGCTGCTTTCGCCGCCTTTAACTTTTTCAACTGACCTCATTGCGCCAAGGCCCAACATGCCCATTAAAATTTGCAACGTCAGGTCGGTGCTGATAATCGGAAACTCTCCCGTATACCCAAACCAGACTTTGGCTATAAACCTAGCAAACGGTTCAATTAACGCAGCATACGCCAGTCCTGCTCCGCACACCCATCCGATACCCGGCCTCCATCCAGCTACGAACCAATTCGTTGATTTAGCTTCCTCGATGTTGGTTTGGATTTGCAACTTTGCCAGATCCGTTTCAGCGGCAAGATGGGCAAGCTCCCCATTTTGTTGCATCTGGAGCAATGCCTTTTGCGCCTCGGCTTGTTTCTCCGGGTCAGGGAAAAACCGCCCAATCAAAGACTGAGCAGCAGAGAACAACCCGGATATAACTAACGGGTTCATTTGTCGGCCTTGTTTTCCAATTTATCAAAAATCTTGGCAAGCATCTCTTTAATACCTTTAATGTCCTCCCGGTAGTCGTCACGCGCAACGTAAGTTCTTGGTAAGTCCTCCCGTAACCGTGATAGATCAGACTTCAACTCTTTGACCGCAGACCATAGCTCACGCGCAAACCAGCCAAGGATTGCAAAACCGCCACCGATAAGCGCATTTATAAAATTTTGGTTTTCCATTACGCAGCTTCTTTTTCAGGCGGTTCGGCTTGGGGTTGTTCCTTAAGTGCTTGTCTGTAATGCCCCAAAACATCATGGAGTTCTGAGTTCAAAGAATCCAATAAGTCATCAAAATTATCTGCATGACCTGTCGCAAGGTCAAATGTTCCCATAATTCGTATGAGTTTATTGAAACTTTTCTGCTCTATTTTTGTTTTTGCCCCATTCTCAAAGGTGTAGTCGTCCATTATT